CCACTCTAAGAGTGTCTAATGATTACATCCATAATCCAGCGGTAAAGCTAGGAGAGCCAATGCCCATAATAATGACTCAACAAGCGGCACGTTTCCAAGGAAGAAGGGCAGGTGGTGGTGCTAGTGGTGTGGTAGGTCAATTATTTCAAGCATTAGGTGGTAATAACGACGCGCCTCAAATTGCTAATCAACCTTTGGATCATATCAATAATGTGAATGATGCTGCAGGAGACGATGGCAATGGCATAAATGGTGCTGACAATCAAAATGATGATGCCGGTGGGGGAGCAGATGATGCACCTGCTGCCGGCATCCTAATCTAATGTTGGATTGGAGGCTAATATCTCAACGAGTTACTGATCTCGGAGATATTGGTCTATTCATGAAAAAATCTTTAATTACATGGTTAAAAACTGGGGGGTATGACAGCTACATGAGATCTAGATCGAGTGTTGATGCTGTAGATATGGTGTACAGTCTGTCTAAGGTGGACAGTCTGGTTGCAGCAAGTTATAGTTTATTGAATTGTGAATATATAGTGCAGGTTGCATATGATGAGGATACTTGTATGAAATTGATTGAAGGGTCGATAGAGTGCCGCCGTCCCGTCCGTGACAGTGAAAAATCTCAGAGGTTTTTAGAGAAAGGGCGTTATCCAGTGAAACCTGGTGTAGCTAGAGTAAAAACAAATGTGTGGTTTGATGATGTAGTTAAACATGCAATATCAAATGGAGATTCATGGTTGATTGACGAGTTGTCATGGTACAACGAGGCAACAGAAGGATTGTTTAATGACCAAATGGCATCACTATGTATGTATGCTCTAGCAGTCAAAGACTTATTTTTAAAACCTCTAGAAATTGCGATAATACTAATATCATCTGAAACGTTGAGTAAAAACTTCACAACCGTGATAAAGGGTCTTGGGTGGAATTACACACGTGTAGGTTCGTCAATAGTTGAATGCAACAGTATGTTGGGCAGAGGCGTTGGTGTGGTCGATATGTTATCAGAATGTAAGAAACGTTTGAATAGGAATGAATGTCCAGTTGTCGACTTTGACGAACAAGTGTTACGTCAAGCAGTAAGGAGGGTGTTTATGGAGGAAATAGATATTGACAGTTTGGAGTTCGATGATATGGAACGCTTCTGGGATTCGCGTTGGGAGTGGTGTGTGAATGGGTCTCATAGTAAGATTATACAAAAGTATCACCCTGTCCTATCTGTTGATTTTCGGGGCCAGATGCATCGCAAAGTAGCAGTAGAGAACTGGATGGATAATCCGATATTAGTATGGGATGGTAGAGTTTACGTCACTTCAAGCCTAAAGTTAGAGTTGGGTAAGATGCGACTCCTCCTCTCATGTGACACTGTATCATATATAGCATTCCAACATTTGTTATCGCCTATAGAAAAATGTTGGAAGAACAAAAGGACAGTGCTTGACCCAGGGCGTGAAGGTAATGCAGGGATGGCTGACAGGGTAAGAAATTTGAATGGCGGTGTAGGTATTAACGTGATGATGGACTATGACTCTTTCAACGAACAACATACTATTGAAGCTCAACAGATCGTTTTTGATGAGTTAATCAAATTTACAGGCTATGATGCTACAAGAGGTAAATTATTAGTGGACAGTTTCAAACGCATGTTGATACACTGTGAAGGTAAGGCTGTGGGTTATGCAGATGCAACTTTAATGTCAGGTCATAGAGCAACAAGCTTTATCAATAGTGTTTTAAATTCAGCGTATATAATATGCAGTGCCCCGGTATTGTGGAATAATTTCAGTTCAATACACACAGGAGATGATGTTGTGGCAAAATTTTCTAGTTACAATGATGTAACTGAGGTTATACGCTGTCTCAAGCAATGTGGGGTAAGGATGAATCCGATCAAACAGAGTGTAGGTCATAACTGTGCTGAATTTCTAAGGATGGCAATAACCACAGAGCTATCAACCGGTTATCTAGCAAGAGCTATTGGTAGTGCTGTGAATGGTAACTGGACAAACGACATACAGTTGGGTCAGGTCGAGTTGTTACAGAGTGCAATAACTTGTAGCACATCAATAAGGAATAGGAGTAGATTCAGCAATGTAGGTGAGGTCTTGTGTTATAGTGTAAATAGGGTGTCAGGAATAAGTCTAAAAACTGCAAAACAACTGTTAAGTGGCGAAGTAGCGTTAGGTAACGGTCCGTGTTTCAAATATGGTGCCGTATATAAACATATGCGTATTGAAAACGTGGGGATGTCGCCTACTGCAAAAATAGATTTAAGAAAAAAGAAAAGTTATGCAACTAGTGCATATCTAAGTAAATGTGTGTCATTTATAGAAAGATCAGCAATGTCAATGTTGGGCAAGTCGGTTCGTAGTATCATGTTAGAGGCCTCATACGCTAAAAGTCTGGCAGGTAGCATCGACTTCATCAAGGCAAAGACAAAGTTAGTTTTGAGTGAAAGACATAGGATTACGAAGGGTTATGCATATGATGATGAACTGCGTAGGTTAGGAAGACAAGACATGGGGTGTCTCAGTGGTCTACCTATACTTAACTTCATAAAAGACTCTTTGACAAGTTCAAACCTAAGAGATTTGGTTAGATTAGCAGGGTATAGTACTGCAGGTGATATCTACAAAACTGCATTTGGTGTCAGAGATTTTGGTAATGTTGTGATCGGTGC